TAGGTATTGAACCGGCAAAAAAAGATTCCGGGGGTTAAGCCTAGCGGTTTGGTGTTGGCATTTTGGAACACCAGAACCACGTGATATATATAGAAGCCTCCCCTATACTGTGGCGAAGCTCCCGGTTACTTACAAGCACGAGCCTGTTAGAGTGCAAACGATTGAAGATGTTTGGGACATAATAGATGAAGTATGTAAATCAAGTACAGAATTTACCGATGGTCAGATACTTTTTTATTCCGTTCCCTTCTTTGCAGATTGTAGTTTATTAGTTGAAAAGTGGATGGTAGATATGATTAATGAATATAATTATATTACTAGGTTTAACATTTCTCTTGGCGAACTTGACAACATTTCTGCTCACCGACTTGATTGTTTTTCAATTATAGATAAAGAAATTAACGCTTGTATGCAAGAAAAGGCAAAAAAAGACAATGGCTGATAAACAATTAAATATTAAAGTCCGAGTTGATGGGGCAAAAAAATCAACTTCTAATATAAAGAAGGTTGATAAATCAATGGTGTCGCTTGGAAAAGCTGCTGTTAAAACCGGTGCAGCTTTTTTTGCAGCTAGAGCCATAATAAACGCATTACAAGAAAGTATAAAACAAGCAGAAGCATTTACTCTTGCAGTTTCTAAAATGGAAGGTGTAATGATTTCGATGAATCGATTTACACCACAAGCATCAAAGAAACTTCAAGATTATGCCGATAGCCTTCAAGAAGTAACTAGATTTTCTAATACTGCAATATTGGAAGGGATAACATTCCTACAAACATATAAGCAGATTGGTGATGACGTTATGCCTAAAGCAATTAATGTTATGGCAGATATTGCAGAATTAATGGGTGGCAATATGCAAGTGGCTGCTAATAAAGTTGGAAAAGCAGCGATGGGTATGGCGGGAGAATTAAGAGAGGTTGGTATAACAATTGACGAAGATGTAGCAAAATCTGGTGATTTTGTTGCTATTCTTGAAGCAATAGAAACACAAGTCGGTGGTGTGGCAAAAGCAGCCGGGGAAACACTTGCGGGATCACTTGCAAAGGCAAGACATTCTGTTGATGACTTACAAAGAGAGTTGGGTTTATTACTTGCACCTTCAATCGATAATGTTGCCGGGAAAGTGGCGGGTTTAGCAAAGAAATTACGAGAGTTATTTCAACCAGAAACAAAAGATACAACAAAATTAAGAGAAGAAATTGCACACATACAAGCCGCATTAGATAAAAGACTTAAAGGTCCAAGACCAGAATCGGCGACTGTTGAACTTTTAGAAAAACAATTGCAAACATTAAAAGCACAGCTTGAAACTCGAAAAGAATCAGAAAATAAAATTATTGTTGCCCAACTTATGACGAGTAAAGCAGCAGTAGCCGCCCAAAAACACAAAGACGCTATGGAAAAAACTGCAAATTTTGCTGCCGCAACGGGAGCATCATTAATGACATCTGCAATTGCCGGGGATAATATGGGCGAATCTTTAAAACGAGCAGCAATACAATTAGCGATTATGGTTGCACAGGCAAAAATTTATAATGCGTTAATGCAACCGGGGGGTATTTTAACAGGTGGTGGTATTTTTGCTACTATTGGATCGTTTCTTTTTGGTGCATCCCCAACACGAACTGCACCAAGTGCATCGGCTGCTTCAAACGCTAAGATTACAATAAATCAAAGTTTTGGCGGTATGGGTGTTATTGATCATAACTTTGCAGCTAACAGTATTATACCGGCTATAAATAAAGCGATAAGCACCGGACAGGCGAGGATAAATTAATTGTTATCATTCGATACAGCTTTAACAAGTGCATTAGCCAATGCAAATACTACTGCTTTTTATGTTTTAAAATTATACTACAATGACGAATCTGCTTTTATCGGTGTAAGTGATAGACATAGACAAGACGGCACAGATATATATTACGGCATAGTTACTAATTTTGGCAACTATACGCAATCATTAGACTTTTTTAATTTTAGCACATCAACAGGCAATATGACTGTTACGCTTATAAATAGCGAAAATTCAATTAAAGGTGGTAGGTTTTCCGATCTACTTGCTAGTAATAACTTTGCAAATCGTAAGTGGGAATTATTTCTTAATGCTAATAATACTACGACTTTAGATACGGCAGCAAGAATGATTGCTTCTGGTGTTATATCTGGTGAAATATCTTATGATGAAAACAATACAACGCTTACTTTACTAGATAATTCTTCAAAGTATCATAAAAGAATACCGGCAAACACAGTTGATTCTTCAACCTTTACAAACGCACCAACAAAAAACATTGGCAAACCTATACCGATTGCGTATGGTGATTTCTATGAAAAAACAGACATAGGAACAATACCAACTACGCATTATGATAAATATTATAATTTTTATAAAAGTGCTTTTCCCGCTATTGTAACTGATAAGTGGGATGTCCAAGAAGCCGGTTCGCTTGCAAAAGCTGATACACAAGCAGTCAATACAATGGATGCTGAAAATATTTATATTTATAGTAGAGGGTATTATCCAACGCTTACAGGCACAAATGTTATTACTGCTAATCCTGTAATTGAATACAAAGGAAGTACGGCATCGGTTTATGTTCCTATAAGCACGTCAAACTTAGCAAGTGAAAGTGGCTCTGGTACTTTTTCAGTAGCAAATGAAGAACGTGTTGGTGATGGCAGTTTTTCGGCTGTTGCTTTATGGACCGCAGATAGTTCAACGACTAATAATTCAGTTGCAACAATGACCTTTGCTTTTCCTAAAGTTGATAAATTAGGTACTTATTCTGATATATCTGCTTTAATAAAGTGGGGTACAGTAAGTGATTTTGAAGGTGAAAACAGCGAATCTTTTAGATTTACAGTTTCTTCTAGTAATGTAGATATTGATACCATTACTGATCACTCTGAAACAAAAAATTCAATAGGCGGATTATATAGTGGCAAGACGGCAACTTGGGATTTTGAAGGTTCTATTAATTACACTTTATTAGGTGGATCAGATAACGCATTACACACCGCACAAATATATGAATCTGGTGCAGTTATAGATTATACTTTTGAAAATATAGATTCACATCAAGTTTTAGAAACTTTTGAACAATTAATACCAAGACACACAGGATTAAGTCCAGATAAGATTTATAGTGGCGGAGAAGCTTATATTACACAATTAAGAACTGTGACTAAACTAACACCTTCAGAAATTGATTACGTGTATTACTCTGGTAAAGGTAGGCAGTACGGAGCATACATTGATGCAGATTCAAGGAATCAAGGATATAACGCAAACGCTTTAATTGAAAATCCTATATTTATTATTGAAAGTATTTTACGATCTGAATTGGGGGTTATATACACCGGCTCTGGTACAAGCACAACTTCAAATAAGTTAGTTGATTCAAATGCCTCTTTTGCAACTTCAGTTGTAGGACAGACTTTATACAACATAAAAGACAAAACAACTGCGATGGTTACTGCTAGAGACAGCGGAACAACTTTAAGTATTAGTGCGGACATAATGGCAAGTGGGGAAAAGTATGTTATTGGTGGATTAACTTCAGATGAAATTGATCACGCTTCTTTTGACACGTCTGGAAATACAACGAATGGATTGCTTGGTGACATATATGAAGATGCTGTTGGTGATGTTAAATTTGCATTTTCTCAATATAAATTTATTGATTCAAAAGATATGCTTGAAAGACTTGGACGACTTTGTTTTTCATACGTATTTATTGGTGGCGATGGTAAATTTAAAATTAAAACATTACGCAGAACAGATGACTATTCAGCTTCAGACCAAACAATTGATTACAATGATATGACATTAAATAAAATAGGTAAAACACCTTTAGCTTCTGTAAAAAATTCTGTATTAGTAAATTATAATCATAGCTACGGAGCTAATCAAAATAAATCTGAAGCAACTGCAACTGATTCAACGTCACAAGGCACAACTGTTAATGGTTTTAATCAAACAATGAAATATGAATTAGATGCAAATGAAATACTTGATTCAACAACTGCAACTAAATTAGCTGAAGCATATATAAATATAATGAAAAGCAGAAAAGATATAGTTGAATTTAACTGTGTACGACCTAAATATAATCACCTTGAAATTGGTGATATAATAGATTTTAGTAATTGGAATAGCAACTTAGAATTATATGGTGCTGCAATGTCTGGCTATTTTATTGTAGCAAGTATAAGCAAGTCATTAACAGGCTGTTCAATCAAAGCAATAAAGGTATCATAAGATGGCAAATATGAACATAGGGACACCACGTTTTTATGTGGATGAAATAAGTTATTTAATGTCAAGGGGTGTTGCTGCATCAGAGTTTGCAGTCACGGCATCAAATACAACTAATAAGTTTATGGGAACATTCACAACAGGATCAGCAGCAGAGTTGTTTGATTTAAGACCATTAAACAAAGTGACTTTTGACACAAGTGCAGATACAGATGCACACGTTGTTATCACAATAGATACGCAAAGCACATCAACTAAAAAATCTTTTGTTGCTATTCTAAATCACAATATGAACGCTGCTAACGCAAAAGTGCTAGTTAAGGCAAGTGACACCCTATCACACGTACAAGCTGTAAATTTTGGAAGTGCAACAGCTATGGATACACCGGTTGAAGTAACCAACGCAAATACCATTGGCTCAAGTATTATAACAGCAGACAGCGATGGTAATACAATTGTTAGATTTAATGAGCAATCATTAAGGTATTGGGGAATACAATTTGAAGGCAATAGTGGCAATGTGTTTAGTTCAACAGATTTATTTGTTGGCTCAATTATGCTTGGTGAATATTTTGATATGCCACATTCACCAGACCTTGATCTTACACGAATGATTTCATACAACAGATTAAACGACTTACAAGAATCGCACGGCGGTCAGAGAT